GGAGTTGAATTAGGTGATATTGAAAAGACATTCTTTGGATTTAACAGTATTGCAAAAGTCGCTGGATTAAATGCTACTGAAGCAAGTGCAGCGTTTACACAGTTGGCTCAGGGTTTAGGTTCTGGACGTTTACAAGGGGATGAATTTAGAAGTATTGCAGAACAAGTTCCACAGCTATTAAAAGCTATTTCTGATGAAACAGGGATAGCGTCTGGTAAATTAAAAGATTTTGCATCAAAAGGTTTACTAAAATCTGACATCATTATTAGAGCATTATCAAAATCTGCTGAGGGTTTAGGAAAACAAATTAAAGATATTATTGACGAATCACCCGCAGAAAAATTTAAAAAATTAAATAATGAATTATTAGAATTACAATTAACTCTTGGATCAAAAGTTACCCCTGCTTTGGCAAAAGGAGCAGTCGCATTAGCTTCACTAGTGGAGGGTTTTGCAAAATTCATTGATAGTGAACGTGGACAAGTTGCTCTGATTATTACAGGTATTGCTCTTGGTATAAAAGCCTTAGCTGCAGCCATCAGTTTTACAGTGCCTTTAATTACAGCTTTAAAAGTTAATTTTAATACAATGGCTTTTGCTGCTCTTGCTGCAAACGGAAAACTGGCAGCTAGTACAACACTTTCTTTTGCTGCCGCTGGTGGATTTACGAAAGCGGCTATAGCCTTAAAAGGCTTCAAAATTGCACTTGCAAAATTGGGAATAGGTCTAGTTGTAATTGCTTTAGGTGAATTTGTATCAAGGATAATAGCCGCAAAAAATGCACAAAGAGAATTTAATGAAATTCTTGAAAAAGGAAGTGTAACAGACATAGAAGAACAAATTAAAAAGGCAAATGAAAGTATAGATAAATTTAAAAAAAGAATTGAAAAATTTGAGAAGAAAGGTTTTAAAGCATTAGCAAAAGGTGAACTTGAAAATATTGAAGAGGCAAAACAAAAAATTTCAGAATTAGAAGAAGCACTTGAAAAAGCACAGGCTAGGGCTTTGACAAAAGAATTTGAAAGAACCAAAAAAGCTTTAGAAGAGAAAAATAAAGAATTAGAAAAAACTTTAAAAAGATCAAAACTTGAAACGGAAGAAGAAAAAAAGAAATTTGATCTAGAACAAAGAAAAATAGAACTTGTTAAAAAATATGGAGAGGAAAAAGCAAAAGTAATTTTACAGCAAGAAAAAGATAATAGAGAGCTTCAAAAAGGTGTTGACAAGATAAAAGAGAAACAGGAAGAAACAAAAAAACTTAAAGAAACAATGGCTGCTGTAGGTGAAGAAATTGAATCAAGTATTAAGAATAATCTTAGAGACGCTATTACTGGAGCAAAAACATTTGGAGAGGCTATGACAAATGTATTGAACCGTATCAGAGACAAAATACTTGATGCTCAAATAGATAAGCTTATTGGTGGCTTTGGAGAGAACTTTGCTAAAGGTAAAGACGGAGGTAAAGGGCTTGGAGGATTTCTTGGTGGAATAATTGGGGGACTATTTGCAAATGGTGGACAGCCACCAGTGGGAAAACCCTCGATAGTTGGAGAGCGTGGGCCTGAGCTATTTGTTCCTTCGACAAAAGGCACAATTATTCCTAACGGTGGATTTGGCGGTGATTCTGTTACAAATATCATCACTGTAAATGTGGATGCAAAAGGCTCTTCAGTGCAGGGTCAAGACGCTGAAGGCAATCAACTTGGGCAGCAAATAGCAGTTGCGATACAATCAGAGTTAGTTAAACAAAAACGTGCGGGAGGTTTATTAGCATAATGGCAACATTCCCTTCTATAAGCCCTCAATATTCAACCCAAGAAACTGTAAATCAAGATAATTTAGTTGTAGAACTTGGTGACGGATTTCAGCAGCGTTTAGTTTTTGGGTTGCCAGCAAATAAAAGATTAATTTCTCTGAACTTAACATTTAATATATCTACAACAGACGCTGCAACTATTGATACTTTCCTTGATTCAAGATTTGACGATCAAGCTAGTTTTGACTTTACTCCACCACATCACTCATCAGCACTAAAGTTTGTTTGCACTAGCAGAACTAGAACAGCAATACTTTCAAATCGAGTAATAATGAATCTAAGCTTTCAACAAGTAGCAGAACCATAATGGCAATACCTACATCTGAATTACAATCACTTAATCCAAGTTCAATTATTGAGCTTTTTAAACTTGAATTGGTAGAGGGTTTGCATTTTGCTACAGGGAATCCAGATTCAGTTCCAACCGTTTTTAGATTTCACGCTGGAACAAGTATGAATAGTAACTCAGACATAGTATGGCAAGGTGATACTTACCAAAGGTTTCCTATTTCTGCTGATGGGTTTGAGTTTACAGGAACTGGATCAATCCCCAGACCCCAATTAGTTATGAGTAATCTTGGTGGTATTAACAGAAATAATGTAGTCATTTCAGTAACAGATTTAATGATTATTGTTAATTTGACAACTCCAAATAATGATTTATTAAATGCAAAACTTACAAGATTATCAGTTCTTGCAAGTAGTTTAGATAATGTAAATTTTTCAAGTGGAAGTAATCCTTTTGGTACACCAAATTCAAATGAGTTGCCGCAAGAAATATTTTTTATTGATAGAAAAATGAATGAAGATAGAGAAGCGGTAGGTTTTGAATTAGTATCAAATCTTGATACTGAAAACAAAAAAATCCCAGCAAGACAAATTACAAGAAAAGACTTTCCAGCAGTTAATTCTTTTTTAAATAGATAATATGGAACAATGGAAAAAAGATGCTTTTAAACATGCTTTTGATTGTAAGCCAAATGAATGTTGTGGGCTTTTATACACAGATAAAAAAGAAATAAAATATGGGCCTTGCAAAAATTTAGCTTACGAAGAACCTGAAACTAGTTTTGTTATTGACCCATTAGATTGGGTAAAATATGAAGATATTGCAGATGAAAACGAAGGAGAAATTATTGGAATTATTCATAGTCATCCAGACGGAAATTTAGAATTTAGTGAAACAGATATTGCATCATGTAATTTTTTAGAAGTTGACTTTTATCTTGTTGACCCATCAACAGAAAGTATTATAAGTATAAAGCCAAAAAAATGAAAAAAATTAAACTTTACGGAAAGCTCAGAAAAATGGTTGGACAGAGTATTTTAGAAGCAGATATTAATAGTCCATTAGAAGCCTTAAGCTTTTTAAATTGTAATTATAAAGGAATACAAGAACACATGGCTCTACAGCCATATCAAATTATTTGTGGAGATTTAGTAGTTTCAAAAGATATATTAAATGTTCAAACTGACCAAATGATAAAAATAGTGCCTATTGCACATGGCAATTTTTTTAGTTTTATTATTGGAGCAGCTTTAAAATTTGTAGCAAAAAAAGTTGTTTTACCAAAACTTTTAACTACAGTCATATCAACTATTGGAACGCAAATGATTTTCAATGGAATTAATAATATTTTGACACCACAGAGAAAAACAAATCAAAGTCCAACATCCCAAATGGACAGACAAGATCCTTCAGCTTTTGCAGCAAACTATTCATTCACTGGCCTTACAAACGTCAGTCAAGCTGGTGTTCCAATAAATTTAGTTTTTGGGGAGATTTTGGTTGGCTCTGTAACAGTTTCAAATGGTGTTGATACTGTCCAAGTCGAGGGTAATAATTAATGAGTATAAAAGAATTTGACCAAAATACAACTCTTTCAAACCCTGATTTACCGTCTGATGCCTTATCGAGTAAACAATTTATAACTATTGTGGACGTTATTTCGGAAGGTACTATTGCTGGATTTGCTACACCTCACAAAAGAGGAATAGCTACAACAAATTCAGCTTATAAAAACGCTTGCAAGACAGATATTTTTTTGAATAAGACTCCTATCTTAAATGTGCCATCAGGCTTAAATAATAGTGAATTTTTAAGTAAAGTACAAAACCCAAATGATACTGACTTTAATTTTAAAAATGTTGGTTTTGATTTTAGATTAGGAACAGCAGATCAAGCTTTTATTAGTGGAATTAAAAACATTGAAAGCGAGAACCCTATTGGAACAACAGTAACAACTTCAACTCCTGTTACTCATACTGTAAATCAAACTAATATAAATGCAGTTAGAGTCACAGTAAGATTTAATTCTTTACAAAAATTTGAAGATGATGGAGATATTACTGGAACTCAAGTTGAACTTAGAATTAAAACTATTGAAAATGATGGAACAACTACAACGGTTATCTCTGATACAGTAAAAGGAAGATCTTCAAATGCATACTTTCGAGATTATCTTGTAAATTTTTCTAGTGGTACTTCATTTCCTGTTCAAATTAGACTGGAAAGAGTAACTGCTGATAGTACTGATACAAGCCTTGCAAATGCTTTTAGTTTTCATTCAGCAACAGACATAATTTTTGAGCAAAATGCTTATCCAAATACTGCACATTTAGCATTGAGACTTGGAGCAGAACAATTTCCAAGAGTCCCTAATAGGGTCTTTAGACTCAGGGGAATTAAAGTAAAAATTCCGCATAATGCAACTGTTGATCTGGCAAATGGACGAATTACTTATTCTGGTACATTCAATGGAACTTTTAAAACAGATAAAGAATGGACAACAGACCCAGCTTGGATTTTATATGACGTTTTAAGTAATGACCGCTATGGATGTCAAATATCAGAATCTAGTTTAGATAAATTTACTTTTAAAACTGTCAGTGAATATTGTGGCGAGTTAGTAGATGATGGAAATGGAGGTCAAGAGCCACGTTTTTCTCTTAATGTAAATATCACTCAGCAACAGCAAGCTTTTGATATGGTCAATGATCTTTGCTCTGTGATGAGAGCCATGCCTTTTTATAATGCAGGGACAATAAATATCAGCCAAGACTCTCCAAGATCACCCATATTTTTGTTTACAAATGCCAATGTAACGAAAGAAGGTTTTTTATACACTGGTTCAAGTCTTAAAACAAGACATACTGTAATCAATGTATCCTATTTCGATTTAGAGACTCAAGATATTGATGTAGAAACTGTGGAGGCAGAGGCATCAGTTCAATCAAAATACGGAGTCGTGACAAAAAATATTAATGCATTTGGTACAACTTCAAGGGGTCAAGCTCAAAGATTTGGTAAATGGTTTTTATTTAATGAACAAAATTCTGGAGAAACGATTGCATTTACAACAACGATTGATGCTGGAGTTAGCGTAAGATGTGGCGATATTATAGAAGTTTCTGATTCCCTTAAATTGGGAGAAAGAAGAGGTGGAAGAATTAAAAGTGCAAGTGGTACTTCTGTTACTTTAGATGATTTTGAAAACACAGATATACCACAATTAAATTTAAGTCCAACAATTTCAATTATGTTGCCTGATAACACCTTTGAAACAAAAAATATAATTAATGCAAATGATAATGTTTTAACTATAGATTCAGCTTTTTCAAGTAATCCAAACTCAAATGCTGTTTATATTCTTGAAAGTATTGGTATATCAACAACCACTTGGAGAGTTATAACCGTTAAAGAGAATGAAAATAGAACTTTTACAATTACAGCTTTAAGCCATGATAATAATAAATATGATTCAGTTGAAGATGGTGTCCCATTACCAGAAAAAAGAATTTCGACCATAACTGCTCCCGCAATCGCACCTAATGGATTAACAGCCTTTGAAAAAATTGTCGAAATAAATAAACGTGCAGTACCTAAAATAATTGTTGATTGGCAGAATGTTTCTGGGGCATCAAAATATAGAGTTTACTATAGATTTAACAATGGTGATTTTACACAAATTGAAACTACTTCAAGTAATTTAGAACTAATTAACACAAAAGAGGGTTTATATGAATTTAAAGTATATACATATAATGGTTTAGGTGAGGTTTCTGCAAATCCAAGTACTTTATCGTTAAATGCTGAGGCTTTTTCAACACTTCCAGAGGATGTTCAGAATCTTACTTTTGAACCTATTAATGACGATCAAATAAGGCTCAGATGGACACAGACTACCTCTATTGACGTAAAGTTCGGAGGACAGGTTTATATAAGGCACAGCCCAAGAATTGACGGATCTGGTACTTTTGCAAATTCTACTGATATTATCGAGGCGATTTCTGGCATATCTACAGAAGCGACTGTTCCAGCAAAAGATGGGGAGTATGTTCTTAAATTTCGTGATTTAAAGGGAAACTTTAGTTCTGGCGAGGCATCTGTAATACTTTCAAGTCCACAACCATTAAGAGAAAGGCTTGCTTTGCCAACTATTAGAGAGCAGACAGCTTTTAGTGGCACGAAAACAAATACAACTGTTAGCTCAAATCAATTAACACTTACAAATCCAGCTTCAAATGCATCTGGTTCATATAATTTTGCAAATGTTTTAGATCTTGGAGCTACTTTTTCTTTAAAAATTAAATCTCATATTATTAATACTTCAGCAAACGTATCAGATCTATTTGACGATATACCAAGCGTAGATGCAAGAATTACATTTGATGGGGCTGCTGCTGAAAAAGTTAATGCGGCTTTGCTTGTTAGAACTAGCACAGATGGAACAAGTTTTGGATCTTTTAATAAGTTTCAAAGTGGTACATTCAAGGCAAGAGCTTTTGATTTCAAATGTGAATTAGATACTGATGATACAAACGAAAATATATTAATACAAGAGCTAGGAGTTGATGCTTTTTTAGAGTCAAGAGTTGAACAAAGTACATCAATTATTGCATCAGGGGCGGGGGCAAAAGATGTCACATTTGCAGCACCATTTTTTTCGGGGACTTCAGCAATAGGAGGAAGCACTTCGGCATTTCCACCAAGTATCGGTATCACAGCACAGAACATGGCTAGTGGGGACTTTTTCGAGATAACTAATATTACTGGGAGTGGCTTCCGAATAACTTTCAAAAATTCATCAAATGCCGCAGTTGATAGAAATTTCAGTTATTCAGCGGTAGGATATGGGCGTGGAGGCTAATTAAATGGCAAGAGTAAATTCTACTGGCAAAGAAACATCAAGTAATTTTAGTCCAGCTAACGGAACAGGGCTTGCAGTAAGGACAGCAATTAAAGATGTCCTTGAATCTTTAAGAACGGTTAATAGTGCATCAGGAGACCCATCTGGTTCAGCTAATCTTGCTGCCTACCAATTACATATTGATTCAGATACAAATTTATTAAAAATAAGAAACGCTGCTAACTCAGCATTTATAACACTTGGAAATGTAAGTCAAACAAATTTAGGTCTCTTGCCCATAGCTGGTGGAACTATGACAGGTGTTTTGGGTTTGTCAAATGCTTCAGCCTCAGCACCATCTGTGCATTTTGGAGATAGTACAACTGGTTTATTTAGAAGTGGCAGTAATCAAATCGGTCTTACATTTTCTGGAACTCAAAAATTATTTTTTGATCAAAATGGTTTGACTTTACAGGCTCAGTCAGATTTAAGATTTGCTGATTCGGACAGTAGCCATTTTATTGCTTTACAAGCTCCCGCAACTATTTCAAGTAATGTAACTTTAACACTTCCAGCTACTGATTCTCCTGTTAATGGTTATGCACTTGTATCAGATGGTTCTGGAACTTTATCATGGGGTGCGGCTGGCGGTGCTGAGGGTAATGGAACAAACGAAATTTTTTGGGAAAACGATCAAACTGTCACAGGGGATTATCAGATTACTAACAACAAAAATGCTGGAAGTTTTGGCCCTATTACAATTGCAAGCGGAGTAACAGTTACAGTTAATGCTGGTGAGACATGGACTGTAGTATAAAAGTGTATATAATTAACTTAAGGTTATAAAGTTATGAGCCAATTAAAAGTTAACAGTATTGTTCCAGTTGGAGGTAAGCCCTCTGGTGGTGGTGGTGGAATAATTCAAACTGTAACTGCCACAACAACCTCTAAAGCTGCAGAAGATTGCTCAACAAATGCATTTAGAAATGGAATGGCCTTTAACTGTACCATTACACCAACTTCAACATCAAGCAAGGTAATGCTTTTTTATAGTATATCTTTATGCACTGAATCAACAGTAAGAGAAGTAACAGTTAGACCAATTAGAGGCAGCACCGCTTTTTTGATTGGTGATGCTGATGGTTCAAGGACAAGAGGATCATTTGCAAGATTATTTAGTAGTAATGACGAAATGGAATCAATTAGTTTTTCATGCTTAGACTCACCAAACACAACCAGTGCTATAAATTATACTTTTGATTATGCAATCATGAACAGTGGTTGTTTTTTAATAAGAAATGGAGTTTTTAGCGATTCAGATAATGCAAGTTCTTTAAGAGGTGTATCTTCAATAACAGCAATGGAGGTCTCAGGATAATGGATTTACAAGCAATAAAAAAGGCATATCCAAATGCTTCATTAATCGATGAAGAAAAAGGAATATTTGATTCTTCTGGTGAAAAAATTACTACTGAAGAATCTAAAGTTAGTGCTGCAAGAACTGAAATAGATACTGAATATGCAGCTTTAGAATATTCAAGAAAAAGAGCCGAACAGTATGCTAGTTTGCAAGAGCAAATGGATATGCAATACTGGGATAGTGTCAATGGAACGACTACATGGAAAGATCATATTGCTAAAGTAAAATCAGACAATCCAAAAACTAGTTAATTATGAGTACACTTGCCGTAGGCACAATAAAAAGCATTTCATCTGCTCCACCAGTATTTCAAAATACGAGTGGAACTGAAAAAGGACAGCTTGCAAAATCATGGATAAATTTTGATGGAACTGGTACTGTTTCGATTAGAGATTCATTCAATGTAAGCTCACTTGTTGATGATTCGACAGGTAATTATCAAATAAATTTTTCAAATAATTTTTCAAATGCTAACTACAGTATTACTGTTGGAGGATCACGAGATATACCAGAAAGTTCAAGATGTTTTTTCCCAAATATTGATGGTATGACAACTGCAAAGTTTGAGATCCATTTACATAATGATGGAAGTACTTCTGTTGATTGGGAATTAGTCCAATGTACTTGTTTTGGAGATAATTAAATGTCCACACTTAAAGTAAACACAATACAAAACACAAGCGGTAGTTCTAGTTCAACACCAGAAGAAATTCGCAGCGGAAGAGCACAAGTATGGGTTAACTTAGAGGGTGTTGGGGCTGTTTCAATTCATGATAGTTATAATGTAAGTTCTATCACTGATACGGCTACAGGAGTTTATAAAGTTAACTTTTCGATCACAATGGCAAATGCAAATTTTGCAGCAGTGAATGGAGGTGCTCACCGAGATACGACTGCTTCTTATGATACTTTTATAACCACAAATGATTTTACAACTACAAGCTGTGTTGTAATGTCAGCACTTCCAAGTGGTGAAAGTGACGCTGATCCTGTCATAGTTGCAGTTTTTGGAGATATTTAATTTTTAATATATACTTAAAGAAAAACTTTATGGCAAATTCAGACAAAAGATTTATCTATGCTAATGATGACGGTAGTATTTCTATTGTTGTTCCAGCAGATAATACAGATTTATCTTTAGATCAAATAAAAGATAAAGATTGCCCTAGTGGTAAGACAGTCTATACTGTTGACAAGTCTGCTATTCCTACTGATAGGAGTTTCAGAAATGCTTGGACTTATACGGAGTGAAACTATGGGATTTGGTATTGACATGGCAAAAGCTAGAGAAATTCATAAAACAAATATCAGAAATGCGAGAAAACCAAAATTTGCAGAACTTGACATAGAATTTCAAAAAGCACTAGAAACAGGTGCATCAACTACAGATATTGTTGCTAAAAAACAAGCACTAAGAGACGCTCCTGCTGATTCTGGAATAGCTGCTGCTAGTGATGCTGACGCATTAAAGGCACAATGGAAAACTGATATACTTGGTTCATCACCTTATAGTTAAATGGCAATTAATCCAGCCCAGAAAGATTTCACAGTACAACGCAGGGCTGATTTCCCTTTAAAACTTACATTTAAAGATGGTAACGGTGATGCAATTAACTTGACTGGATATACTGTTGCGGCTCAGGTTTATAACGAAGATAGATCAACAAAATTTGCGGATTGGACTGTTGCTTATACGAATAGAACAAGCGGAATAGTAGATATAAAACTTACTGATACACAAACAGCAACATTTAGTCCAAATGAACTTAAATATGATGTTTTATTAACAGAACCAAGTGGCGACAAAAATTATTATTTAGAAGGTACACTATATATAAGCGAAGGTTACACAGCATGAGCAGTCCTAATTCTGTAACTGTAAGTCAAGTATCAGATGTGACCACAGTTGAAATCACAACAGCAGGGCCTCAAGGCCCAGCCGCTGCTGGTTTTATCTTTGATGGTTCTAACAAAGTAAATGACTCTATTATTTACTACGACTCATCTTCTGATACATTTAAAGCAGATACAACGACAACTAAACTCACACTTGTTAATGGAGGTAATTTTTAGATCATGTCTAATACTATAAGAATTAAAAAAAGAGCAGCTAGTGGATCTGCTGGTGCCCCATCTAGCTTATCTCCATCAGAATTAGCATTTAATGAAGCAGATTTAAAATTATATTATGGTTTTGGTGATAATGGATCTACCCCACCATCTGCAAGCTCAATCATTACTGTAGGTGGTGCTGGAGCGTTTTTTAATAAGACAGATACAAGAACTGCAAATACTGTTTTATCAGGCCCTACAACTGGATCTGCGGCTGCTCCTACGTTTAGAGCTTTAGTTGCTGCTGATTTATTAAAGTTAAATGAGTTTACTGCCCCTGATGGATCTGTAAGTCTTAACAGTCAAAAGATTACAAACTTAGCTACACCAACTGCTGATGGTGATGCGGCAAGTAAGTCCTATGTAGACGGAGTCAGTCAAGGATTAGATATTAAAGACAGTTGTACTGCCGCAACCACAGGAAACATTACAATTGCAACTGCTCTTAATAACGGTGACACTATAGACGGTGTATCTCTTTCAACAAATGATCGAGTTCTTGTAAAAGATCAGTCAACTGCTTCGGAAAATGGTATCTATATCGTTGGATCTTCACCAGCAAGGGCTGATGATTTAGCTGCTGGGGCTGATGCGGCTGGAATGTTCACTTTTGTTGAGAAAGGTACTGTAAATGCCGATAATGGCTTTGTTTGTAGTTCGGACAAGGGATCAGCGGTTGTCGGGACGAATAATTTGTCATTCGTTCAGTTTTCGGGAGCGGGTCAGGTGGTGGCATCTGATGGGCTGTCAAAGAGTGGTAATACTTTATCTGTTGATCTTAAATCAAATGGTGGCCTTGTAATTGAATCATCAAAAATAGCTGTTGATCTTGCAGCAAGTTCGATTACTGGAACACTAGCAATATCTGATGGTGGAACTGGAGCGACTTCAGCATCAGCAGCAAGGACAGCTTTGGGCTTAGTAATTGGAACTGATGTTGAACCTCATTCAGACAAGCTAACAGAGCTTGCAACTATGGGGCAAACTACAGCAGCCGCTTTAGCAGATTTATCAGAGGCCGAAGTTCAAATTCTTGATGGTGCAACGGTAACGACTGCTGAATTGAACGTCATGGACGGTGGAACATCTGCAACGTCAACCACTCTTGCAACAGCAGATCGTATGGTTATGAACGATAACGGAACAATGAAGCAAGTGGCTCTCTCAGACCTTGTGACATTTCTTGAGGACGGAGCTACATCTGGTTTTGATATTAATGGCGGCACATACTAGAGCTAGGAGGTAAAAGCTCATGCCAAATACAATT